CCTCGGTACATGATCAGGATGATGACGATGTCTCTGACATTGTCTCTATTTCAGGAGAATCCACTGGTGGTGAGATCAAGGAGGTTTCGGTCGGTGGATCCAAGGCAAAGAGAACCCGGAGAAAGAAGAAAACGGAAATTAATCTCTAACTAAAGTATAAATGATAGGTTACTGTCCTTTGGAGGAACTGGAACCTCCAATGCGACGTGAGCAGCCCGTCGTCACAAAAAAGGCCGAGGTCAAGTCAGAACCCACTGGACTCGAAGAAAGTGAATGTAATTACGTCGTCATGGCTTTCATTGTCGGCGTTCTTTTCTTAGCCGTCTCTGATTCCATCAGGGCATAATTAATAAATTGATTCTACCTTTGGGTCTTCCCCAAATGGTAAAATTGATTAATAACCAAAAGTTGTAATTTCTGTCGAACCACCCGTATCATTGTCAAGATCTGTCGTGTCATTTGATTCACGGGTAATCTTCGTAATTTTACCATTACAGGAACTCAACAATTCCATTGAAATGTCGTATGTATATGCGCGTTCAGAATCAATATTATAAGGTATTAAACGTATACTTCTAGTACCGGTTGATACAGTAGGACTCCATGGAAATGGGTTATTTCCACCGAATAAATTCTTCGTGCCTATTGCCACGTCCAGAGTTGGTGCTGATTCATCACCCGTACCACCCTGCACCTCTAAAACCATCGTACTTATATCACCAACTGTTGACCCATCTGTTCTTCTCAACATAGCCACAATCTTTGCATAAAATGCACCCATACCAAAAATCAATTGAATGTCTTTAGCGAGACCGGTAGCAATTGAAAATGTTTTAGAATATGTCGTACGAGTAACTTCTGCGGAACTACTTATTAGACCACCACTAACATCAAGACCAGCACCACCTTCGCCACCAATATTAAGAGTACCGAAATCTATAGTTCCCGATACTTTTATATCACCGTCAATCTCAACTGAACTCTTAAAATGTGTCACAGGATTTACACTTTGAGAAGGTTGAATATATATATTACCTGTAGTGTCTGCATAAATGTTAGAGTTACCACCGATGGTTGTAAGTTCTATACTGGCATTTGAGGATACACTCTCAAATCTCGCAACACCCGTTAAACCGAGAGATGGATCTCTATGATCAACAACATGAAACTGTCGTCCAGGTGTAGGGGTTCCCATACCCACGTTACTTGTGTCAATTAGATGAATAGAACTTGTGATCCCGGTGACAGTATTAGCTACACCTAGACAGAGACCAGTTGTCTTATTTTCCAAGTTGCTGAACCCTCTTACAAAACCACCCTCATCATCATTGGTATATATGAGAAGGTTCGTCTGTTTATCATTACCAGTACTCTGAAGTTTCATGATATCATGATCACCAGGTGTTGTATCATACACATGTATGTTAGACGTTGGTGAGGTTAGACCCATACCCAATCTACCATCTTCGTCAAAGCGAGCAAACTCTTCATCTTCACCTAAACCATCATCGTGTGTAAATGTTAACGGACGGCGTGTGACACCATTTAAAACATTTCGGAGAATATTCCGTGATGAAACTCCAGTCGTCGTTAAAAATTGGAAACCCGTCAGCTTAAATGTACCTGTTCCCGCAAACTCAATATCACCCTTAACAATGAGTTTAGTATTTGTTCGCCCCGCAGCAGCAGCTGCATCTGCACGATTACCACCTATCACAACGGTTCCTAAATCTGTAATACAGAGGGGGACATCTCCCGTTCCTTCGCCGATGGTGGAAATCGTGTCTTCGAAAGATTCACCGTCTCTATCTATAGTTTGAAATATGTGTTCACCCGCAATATGTCTAATTCTGGAAGGACCAGATTCATTTGCAGAACTGTCCGTTTTATTACCCTTGAATAACACGAGTTCATTCTTATCAAAAGATTCAGAATAACTCCTTTCTACAAAAATGGTGTTTCCAAATTCATCACCAGTAAGACCCCCAAATGTGAGTTGATGTCCAATCACAACATTACCGGCGACTTCCAATTTACCACGGGGAACATCGGTGCCTATACCCACGTCACGTTGCGCACTACTTATGAAAAGGGCTGTTGCAGAAGAATCCAAAACTCTCTTGTAATTTTCTGTAATTCTAAAATCATCGTCTTTCGTTACACCTGCCGACCAACCTGTGAGGGCTCCACCATCTTCAAGTATATAACTTGTAAATGCATTGCCCACATTTAACTTGGTTTCTATGGCTATGATAGCATCACCATCATCGTGGTTGTGAACGAGTATGCCATTCTCACTTGGATCAGCTATACCTTCACACATTACCTCTAGGTGAGCAGTTGGTTGTGTGTGACCTATACCAACTTTACCGGAACTTAGGAAGGTCATGACATCAGCATCAGTTTGGTAGTTATCACTCGCTAAATAAAGATCAAGTCGTGATCTAGAAGTTCCATCCGCGTTCTCGTGTTTTCCTAACTTAAATGAGGCTCGTGCTCCATGTTCTATACCATCGCCTTCGCGGGTCAAATCTAACACACGACCCATATCAGTCGTACTTACGATTGGTGATGTATTTGTGATCACCATTGGCGTTTCTTGATGAACATATGTACCACGTCTTGTAACTTGATCATTTATGAACACCGTACCACCAGTGGTGTGAAGTGCCCCAATGGGATTGGCGACGTTGATACCAACATTACTTGATTCTAATATGGTGAGTTTTGGCGTACCCATGGTAGCTGTGGTACTTGCATAAAAGTTGAGACCCTTACCAGTTTTGACTATATTCTCAACTTTGTTTTCACCTACATTAGGACTTGAAAACATTTGCATAGAGGTATTTGATGTCGTTCCCCACAAGTTTCCAAACATCATCACGTTACTACCCATAACAAAAGCGTTTCCATTTACAGTAAGCTTTTGCGTTGGATTTGTTGTATTTATACCAATTTGACCGTTTGATGTAATTCTCATTTTCTCATGATTTCTGGTTTTGAATCTAATGTTTTGATGAGTATTGGATGTACTCGCACCGTATATCTCAATAGAACTTACATTTGAGGAAGTTGGTCCGGATTTGAGGATAAGTGGATCTAGAAGACTATCACCACCATATCTATCGGAGTGAATCGTTATCTTGGAAGTTGAACTAATGGATTGTGTAATCAGGTTTGTTGTCACGGTGTTACCAAAAATTGTGAGTGTATTTGCAGCTGTAAGGTTGACGTATACCCTGGATCCAATTGAGAGGGTATCAGTGGGTACCAGATTAGATATACCCGAAGTCTCCGTACCTGTAGTGCGTAAACCATCTACTTTCACATTACCGCTGATTATAGCAACATCTTTATTAGTTGGATCTATTACAATTACATCGTTACCAACTGTAATATTTGAACCAACTTTTAAGTTTTCCGTAAAAGTGTTTCCATGTACCTCCAATACATTGGAACCTGTATCTTCAACGAAGAGGTTGGAGCCCACACAAAGGTCGTGGGTAGGAAAAATATTAGCTACACCCACTGCATTTGAAGTATAAATATCACCGAATACGTGGAGATTTGTACTCACAGTATCATCTAGAGTAAATGTTGTATCAAGTGGTCCACCTTCAGTTCTAAACAAACCCATCTCTTTTCCGCGATCTCCAGTTCTAAATCCAAAAGCAATATTTGACTCATCTTGATCATGTGTAAACAAAAGCATTGGCTCATTTGCGCCATCGTTACCTGTACCAAATGTGATAGTTGTATCGGAAATTTGAAGGTTCACAATACGTTCATACGTGACCTGTTCAGCCACAAAAAGATTACCATACATCCGTGTATTACCGTAAATATACATACCCCCGTCAACTGTGACATTACCCGTGATCACAGCTACGTTATTGGGATACTCGGTGCTACCACCATTCGCGTCACTATCAGTTATTATTACATTAGAACCAACGCTCAGTTTTTCCGTTTTCATACCACCATTCACAGTAATAATGTTAGAAGCCAAACCATCAATAATGAGCTTTGACCCAAAAGTGAGTTGGTCCTCAACGATAACATTTGTAGCCACGAGGTTACCACTCACCGTCATGAGGTTACGACCAGTTAAATCAATGTCAACCTTCCTAGTATCACCATCATTTACCTGAAAAGCCTTTGTGGGATTCGTCGTACCCACAGCGAGCTGATTATCCACAAAGAAACGAGATGCCTTACCACGCGCTTGGAGATCAAATACGATGGTATCATCTTTATCAATAAAAAGCTTTTCACCAACAGAAAACTGTTTGGTTGGTACATTGTTTGCCAGAGCTAAACGCCCCTTGATTCCATCATTCACTACAAGTTTAATTTCATTAGCCTCAATTTCCCTAGTTAAAATACTGTTAACACCTGTAAGTGTTTCACTCTCAACGGGTTCTGCTTCAAGACTTGCAACATAGATTTGATCAAACCTAGCTGTTCTACCCATTTATACTTTAGTTACCGAATAAAATTCCAGCCAAACCATCCTTAATCCTGAGAACATTGTAGTTCACAGCAAACACACAGATATCATTTTGGTCTACTCTAAGACTACCCTTCTCCACACCCCTCAATATGAGTTTTGCATTATCGAGCCTGCTGAAATTACAACTACCAGAGGGGTTGTAGTCTGATGCATTTAGACCAAAATGGTATACGAAATATCTCGTGTACATAAGATCTTCGGTATCAACCCTATAATCTGATACACCATATTTAGATTTGTAGTAGTTTTGGACTGTGTGAAAATAAGTGGGTGTCATATTTTCGAGTAGAGGTGTTCCATTCATATGAATGTCTGCATTTTTAAATGTAAAACGATCGTTCGTGGGATCACTAGCGGTCGCACTGTATCCAAAGAATATAGATTTAACTGGGTGATTGAAGTACGATATGTCCAAATCGTTGTATCCACCGGATTCAATATCATTGTTGAAAACATTAGATAGAGGGTATTCCACCTTTTGTGTCTGTGTAATTACAAAGTCCATCTGCCTCTCCACCATGGACTCTCTTTCATCTTTATCTAGATATACATAATTTGCATATACATTGATACGCTTTTGTGTTTCACTGTAGCCATCTAAACTACTCGGATCAAAATTTATTTTAACTTCAACTTGATGATGTGCCAATGATACAAGGGGTAGAAATGCTCCGTGGTCACAGAAAAAGAAATGAAGGGGTTGGAAGTTTCTATGTGAAATACTTGTCTTATTCGTGAGTTCTTGAGATTTGGTATACGTGTCTGCGAGATAGTTGGGCCATATATCTGCGTAATAGTCATAGTGTTGAGAATCTATTTTCTGACCTCCTATAAATAGATCGATCGTGGAGTTGTAAAGAAGATTTGAGGATACGTTAGAGTTTTTATCAACACCCTCAAACCATAAACAATTCACGAGATCGCCTAAAACTGGAACGGTAAAAACAGGATCTTTATCTGTAACAGTCTTGATAAACTTTGGGGCTTGAGAAAAGTTTGTATGCCTCGTAAACTTCATACGAAAGAAAGAATGTCCCTCTTCACTATTGAGATATACATCTTGTACACCCCTTGACACAAGTTGTATTAATGCACCAGACATTTAATTATTGTTTAGATTATAAAAACAGACACTTTCCCTGAGGGAAGTCCTGTTTCTTTTCTTCTGCACCCTTACCATGGATTTTGAAACCACCTTGACGGTAGATCTTCATTCTCTTATAATACATGGCTGTGAAGAGTGACCATGGATCGTGAATGTCGTAGATATGAGGATTATTCTTCTTACCCTTCGTCTCTCTCATGATACGACCAATACTTTGGGTAATATCAGACTTGGGTGAAGCCAAAATAACTGTATCTAGGGTTGGGATGTCTAGACCCTCGTGTGCCTGTGAGAACGTCGCAAAGATGATCTTCTTCTTTGAAGACTCTTGTAAAGCTGCTTCCTTCATACCACCCATGTAGAGACCCGAAGTTTTTGGGAAACACTGATGGAGCATCTCACAATGTTGTCTACGATCACTTAGCACCAGAAGCTGTCTCGTACCAGCTGAAGCTTTCTTGACAAGTTCTACGAGCATTTGGTTCCTCTTCCGATCCTCAACAATTTCTGTGATCATATTGGGCATTGAAATCTTTCCATTCCTCATGGAGGGTGGTGGGTTCCTGTAGTTAAATGATTCAAATGTTATAGGGAACACCTCCACTTGTTCTTGATTCTTCCTCTCAACAGCAAAGAATGTGGGTCCCATGAACCAGTGAAGTACCTTTGTGAGTCC